GTACAGCAGAACGTAGAGAAAGCGCCTTGCGTATTGCTGAATTTTTAGGATATACTCCTACTAGAAATGTTGTTGCAAGTGGATATCTAAAAATAGATAGTGTTCAAACAAATGAACAAATTTTTGATGCATCTGGAAACAGTTTGGCAAATGTTGTAACTCAATTTGAAGATGTTACTGACCCTGCAAGCTATCAAAATTTCTTAGCTATTATGAATGCAGTATTTCAGCCAAGCAGTCAGTTTGGTTCTCCATTCAGCACTGCAACAATAGGCGGTATTATACATGACGTCTATAGAACAAATAGCACTAACAATACAAATAACAGAGAATTTACAAATAAAATAAGCAACGGTAATGCTACATTTAGTTTTCACAGTGCAAGTGTAGATACTACCACTAATACAGTTATTGAGAAAACACCAGATCCTTACAGCGTCATAGATTTACTTTACAAAAATGATAACAGTGGTTTTGGTTCTCCAAACACAGGTTTCTTCATAGGATTTAAACAAGGTAATTTAAACTTTCAAGACTTTCAAATTGATAATGGCTTACCAAACATGGCAATAGATATTAATGCTGATAATGTTGCAAATGGAGAAGTTTGGGTTCAAACTATTGATGAAGTTGGTCAAGTACAAAAAAACTGGACCAGAGTTGACAGGCTATTTGGAGCCAACACCTTGTTTAATGCAAGACAAAACAAAATTAGAAACATCTACAGTATAAGCAGTAGAGAAGATGATCAAATTAGTATTGTATTCAGTGACGGAAGATTTGGAAATATACCACGTGGTATTATAAGAGTTTGGTATAGAACTGGACTTAATAGAACATATAGCTTAACGCCAGATGGTTTCAACACTGTTGGATTTGATATAGACTACATTAGTGCAAATGGAAATACACACAGAGCTTCATTTAAATGTAGTCTCAAAAGTGTTGTAAGCAATGCAAGTGAAAGAGAAAGTCTCGCAAGCATTAAAGCAAACGCTCCTAGATTTTTTACTACTCAGGACAGAATGGTAACAGCAGATGACTATGCTATTGCTCCACTAACTGCAAGTGAAAACATAAGAAAAATAAAAAGTATTAATAGAGTACACAGTGGACACAGTAGATTCAGAGACATATACGATCCTACAGCTACATACTCAGACGCAACACAATATGCCGATGACGTATATGTTTATGAAAATGGTTGTACAAAACGTAGTGTAATTAGCTTACCAACAAGTTTAAATGGCACACAAGTATACGACAAGTATATCAAACCCAAATTAGCAGATCCAGAAATATTTAATTTTTATTATAATAGGCAAGGATATGCAAGTACAACCTATGATGCTTTTAAAGATTATAATAATACAACAGATGGTATTACATTTTTTAATAGCGACGGAAGTGACAACAATGTGTATAGATGGAATCAAATAACAAAAGGCAGTGGCAGTTGCAGTGGTTACATAACGCTAAACAGCAATATACAACGCATGGGTCAAACAACTACTAGTGTATTAAGCAAAGCAGATATAAATGGTATAGTTGAATTTATTGACGCTCCTTACAAAATGGGCTATATCAGTCATGCAACTTTGATTACAGGTGGTTCAGGATATACTTCAACACCCACAGTTACAATTACAGGAAAAGGTACTGGAGCCACAGCCACATGTACTATTGCAAACGGTGAAGTAACTTCAGTTGCAATCAACAGTAGTGGAAGCGGTTATGATCAAAGTACTAGCATCACAATTACAGGTGGTGGTGGCACAGGAGCATCAGTATCCGGCACTATATTAGATGCAAACACACAATGGGTAAAAATTGACAGATTATACAAAGACGGACTAGGCGACGACGATAGTGCTGGTAAGCCTACCGGAATTGACAACACAGGAAAAGGTTCTATTGTAATTAATGATGTTGTAGCAAGTGGTGCCAGAATAAGAAGACTAGTTCCAAGACTAAGCACAGATTTAGATGCAACTACAAAAACTAATCTTATTGCAAAAATAAACAATCAAAATAGTTTTGGATTGCGATATAATGCGGCTAGCCAAAAATGGATATTAATTGACAGTAGCAATATGCCACTCAACAGTACAACATTGAATGATGTAAGTAACTGGAGTAGACAATACGAAGGTGATGGTTCCAGTACAGGACTTGATAATAGTTGGGTGATAAGATTAAACTACGGAGTCAATGAATGGGAAATGCTGGTAAGAAAAACACAATTTGTTGTTGGTAGTCCCAAGAAACTAAAATTTACAAATTTAAATTTTAATGAAACTTTTAGTAGTGAAACAGATAAGCCTTTGAGAGATAATGTAAAAATATTAAAAATTAATCCTAAAAGTAACATTGATCCAAATCCGTTGGGCAAAGATTATCAATTCAACGCCCATGGTTATTTTACATATGAAGATGGATATACAGATCCTCACAATTTAAGAGTAACACTTGCTGATCCAGATAATGACGGATATCCAAATGATCCAGAAGCATTCGAAAAAATTGTTGGAACACAAACTATTAAGCTAGGAACAAAAACAGTTGATGGTTTCACTTACACAGTACAAGATGAATCAAATGGTACAAGTGTTGTAACTGGCGTTGGCAATCTGCATACGCAATACAACAGAATTGCAGACATCAATCATCTAATTGATCCAAGCACAACAAATATTGTGGACACATATGTACTGTTGGAAAGCTACAACAATACATTTAGAAATTGGGCATTGTTTGATACAAGATTGGAAACAAAACCTAATCCTCCAACAATTAGTGAACTTACAGATATGTTTGAAAGTTTAAACACTAAGAAGTCTATTAGTGACCAAGTAATTTACAGACCAGTAAAATACAAATTACTATTTGGAGATTTAGCTAGTGGTGAACTTCAAGCTAAATTTAATGTAACCAAAACTCCAAACACAACATTGAGTGACACTGAAATAAAACAAAGAGTTATAAATTTAATAGACACATATTTCAATATTGATAATTGGGACTTTGGTGAAAATTTTTATTTTACAGAAATGGCGGCTTTCATACACAACAATATGATTGGCGAAATTAGTCAGATAACAATAGACAGTGTAGCTACTCCAGAAGATAGCACTGCTTTATTTCAAATTAATAGTAGCAGTGATGAATTATTTTTACCTATAGTGCAAGCAAATAATATAAGTGTTGAGAGTACAAACATTGGAAATTTAACCACAATAGGTGAAAACTCAGTTGGTAATGTATCAACTAGCAGTTCAGGTGGTGGTTCTGGCGGCGGCTATGGAGGATACTAATGAGCGAGCGTAAACCAATTCCAACTATTGCTCCTAAGATTACTCGTCCTGGAGAAAGCACAAAGAAAATAGGATCCAGACGAGTCACAGACTTATTACCTGATATACTTCAGACCACAGTAAACAAACAATTTTTTGATAGCACATTTGAACAATTGATGTCTAGTGGTAGTTTAGAACCTATCAAAAACTTTGTAGGTGAAACAGTTGGAAATAGTAGATTTACACCTCCTGTTGATGATAACTATGTGCTTGATAATAGGAAAAATGATGCATATCAATTTGCGCCTGCTATGATAAACAGAAACAATGACAACACTATTGATCAAGCACTTGCATATGATGACTTAATTAACAGTTTAAAATACAATGAAGTAGATGTCAACAATCATAGCAAAGTTTTAGATGAAAAAGGTTATACGTTGGATCTGCCAATTAACTATGATATGTTTTTAAATTATCATAGATACTATTGGGTATTAGATGTTTTACCTCCGTGTGAATTACAATATACAAGTAGTTTTAATATCGATACAATAATTGGAGAAAATTCATATACTACACCTACAATGAAAAATGGCAGAACACTGACACTTGAAAATGGAATGAGACTTAAATTTGCACCTCATACTGTTGATAGGTTTACACAAACCAATAGTGCAAATACCACATTTACAAGTACAATTACTAACGGTGAAATCTATAAAGTATATCTTAACAATAGCATACAAACTGTTACAACACATTATACAATAAACAATGGTGTTGTAACGTTTTTATCAGCACCTGCTGTGAATAGTGAAATTGAAATCCATGCATATTATCAATATAGCACAAGTGGTAATAATGAAAATGATGCAATTTTTATTGTTGATGGCGTCGGTGAGCCCAATGGTATTACCTTTACAAAACAATTTGATGCTGGTCAATATCAAGGAAAGCAAGGAAAACGTAGATGGCTCAATGTAACAGTTTACAATAATCAAGAACCGTCTGGATTTGATGCAGATCAATTTGCTTTTGATTTTAAACCGTTTGATCTCAGAGAACATAGGATGACCACAAGAGACTACACTTGTGAACAAAGACACACCGTCGATCAAAGTGCATGGAGCAGAAGTAATCTTTGGGTGCATGAAGAAACAATCACAAACAGTCTAATCTATCAAGATGTGACTGATAACATATATGCCATTGATAGATATAGAGCAGTTAGACCTATTATTGAATACAAAAAAGATATTGAAAAATATAACAGTGGCACAAGATTTATGCTGAATGTAGATCATTATTTAGAAAGCGGTGATGATCCTGCTACTACAATAGTTGGACAAACATCATATAATGTGCTTATGAGTGGAATAACAACTGAGTGGAGCGGTGTCGTTGGATACGAAAGAGGCGATAGAGTCAAAGTTACAATGGGTACTACACCAAACTTTGTTGTGACATATTGGGAATGTGTTGAAGCACACGGAGTAGGGCTTAATCCAACACATGGTAAAAATGCTAGATATTGGGAACAGATTGTTCCTGTTGAAGTAGAAAATGGCGATTTAATTATTTTCTTTGGCTCTAGTAATGCAAACTATGCCAACAAAATTTTTACAGTAAATGGTGTTGGCACAAGTATAAATCTAGTAGAAACTTACAATACCACAGGTGCAAATGGTGCTGTCAAATTAAACGACGGTGACAAAATACTTTTATTAAATGGTTTCAACACTTTTGATTTTGGAACATTAGGTGGAGACGGCCAAGGCGAAAGAGAAGCACCTATAAGTGGAGCAGAGTTGCATGTTGATACAACCACTTTAACAGGATTCAAATACAGTAGACAAAAAGAACATAGAAGTCAAGGCATGCCTGTTGTTTTATATGATACAGACCTTGTAAAACTAGATACACAAAGCAAATACAGTAATAGTGATTTTGCAGGAGCTACACTATTTGATTTTGTACACAATGAAAATAATAATTATGATGATGCATTAGGTTTTAAACCCGAGTATGTTGATTATGGTAACAACCCAGGTTTGAATTTTGAAACTGAAATATTAGATAAAAGATTTACATATGTAAAACAAAGCAGTGATAGTAGTAAAAGTAATCAAGAAGAAATAAAAGGTTATTATTATTTTAGAGATTTCAAGACAAATCGTTATTATAACATGTGGACTGAAATAAGAGGTGGTCAGCCTATTAACAAAAAAATTAGAAAAGTTGTAGATGATACAGCCAATCCATTAAGAGTAGATGTTGGACATGCAAGTTTTGTTGGCGATAGATGTTTAAATATTTTCAAAGAGTTTGGACTTTTAGGTGTAAGCAGTCAACCAACTACAGATAATACCTTAGGAAAAGTCAATAGAATTGGAGGCAAGTTCCCTTCACTGTTTTTGTTCAACAGTAACACATATACAATTAATACTTTATTCACACAAGCCGAAATTGAGTTTGTTAATTTAGACGGATCGCCTGTCGGCACAGGAATAACAAGGACTGCTGGAACTGGTAACCAATTTCAGTTACAGATAGGAACACCTACAGTTGATAGCATCAAATATAGATTGATGTCAGATCCTCAAAACTTTGGAATAATCTATTTTAGTAGTAATCCAAATGAAACTAATGTTACAGTTTACAAAAATGGTGATGTTTTTACAAACTACAGTCATACAGGAAATATAATTTCTATTACAAGTGGATTGATACTAAACGACATTTATGAATTTCACTTTCCTTGTCATGTAAACTATTCAGAGACAGGTGAAGGAATATTTGATGTAGCACAAACACAAACAATGAATCCACAAAATTTAAACTTTGGAAAAATTAGTTTTGGTGATTTGACACAACACATTGAAAGCCAAATGCAATCTATTCCATTATTTCAAGGACAAGTCAACGGAACAAACAATTATAGAAATATTGTGCATGTAAATGACCACGGTGGCACAATAAGGCAACAACCATATAGTACAGAATTGCTTAATCAATTATTAGTAGATATTGCAACTAACCCTTACAGTAGTTTGCAATACACAAGTGCTAATTATGAACAGTTTAAAGAACGCTTCAAATTAAAAATAAGACAACTTCATGATAGTTTAGATATTAATGAACCTGTTTACATATTGGTCGACAAAACATTAGAAGCACTCAATCTAGGAAAAAATTCTGACAGTGTATTTGCTAATAGTCAAATGGCAATGTATAGAGATTACAAAAGTTTAGATGCAAGCTGGGTTATAAATCAAGCAACAACTTTTGATTTACCAGAAGAAATTAATAACTATGACGATACATTCAACCATGTGCAAGTGTGGATACAAATACCTGACGCCAATGGTTATCACACATGGAAAACATTGACAAAAGATAAACAATTCTCTATTACAGGCACTAAAATTACAATTAATACTGGCGGCACTAATAGTTTTCCTGCTAGTGGTAAAAATAATATACACATAAGATGGTATCCTAGAAACAGTGTAAGTTTTGTACCTCCTAGTGCAGTTAAATTAGGATTAATTAAACAGTTAATTCCAGAATTGAGGAATGATTACAGCAAAGACAGTACAGGTACAGCAACTGATAGTGTAATTCACGGACATGATGGAAGTGTACATATTCGAAATGGCACAGAATTATATCAAAGACAGGTAGCAGGTTTTGATCCTGTTGATGCTGGTCTTTGGGAGTTAGAAAATAGAATTTACAACAACTTGGGTAATGCTTTAGACAAAACTCTTAATCAAAACTCATACATGCCAAATGCACATAGACCAGCAGTTTATACATGGACACAATTCACAGATACAATGAGAAGTGAATTCAACAAATACAAAGCAAAAAACAATTTGACTGAATTAAACAGCGATACTTACTATGACGGAAGTGACAAGTTTACGTGGAACTATAGCAGTGTAGGTCCTGGTATTGGTGGTTGGAGAGGTTTGTATCATTATTTCTTTAATACTGATAGACCACATACACATCCTTGGGAAATGTTAGGACATAATAGGCAACCAACTTGGTGGGACACAAATTACAGTTGGACAGATGCAACCAAGCGTTCTGCATTATTGCTTGCACTACAATATGGTCAAACAAGTGATCCTAGTCTGGGTGCAAATAACCAAACTTTTGATATAAACTATGCTTATAAAAACTATGATTGGAATACAAATACGCTTGTTACTTTAGCTGGTGTTTTAAATGATCCAGATACAGCTAACGTTGTACCAACCCCAACTGATCCTGCAAAAGATTTTGTGTATGGAGATTGGGGTCCTGTAGAAGCACAATGGCGTAGAAGCAGTCAAGGCAAACTAGCAATGATAATTGCATTTTTGAGAACAAGACCTTTAATTGCATTAAACAATTACTTTAGAACAGCTAGAAGAGAATTAAAAAATCTAGCAGGTTATGATCATCCACAAGAAATAGATGTCAATGAATTAAAGCTACGAAGTTGGAAAAATATTGATATAAGTGGTAGTAGTATACTTGGAAAAATAATAGAAAGTGTAAACATTGTCGATCCTGGTAGTGGTTATACAAGTGCTCCTAGTGTTAAAGTCAATGATAATTTTGGTATTGATGGTCAAATTGAAGTATATATTGACAACGGAGCTATTATCGGAGCTAGTGTACAAAATCAAGGACAAAAGTATTTTAATAGACCATTGGTAGAAGTAAGCACTGGCTCAGCAATATTAGATCCTATATTGGCAGAAGGTGCAAAACACTATTATAACGGACTTAGTAATTCTATTACAAGTTTCAGTGAAGGATATGGCACAAGTGCAGATGTTCTAAGAACAAGACTGCAGAATATTAGTTTTCAAGGATTAATCAAAGCAGGTGGATTTGTAAACAGAAATAATAAATTTATTTTAGAAAGCAGTCAAGACAAAGGTAGAGTCTTTATACCAGAAGAAAATATTGCAACAATTATGTATACCAGTAAACCAGATGTAGAATATTTTTATGGTGGTATTAAAATTGATAAAACTGCAAATGGATATACAATCAACGGTTATGATAACAGCTTATCTTATTTCAAATACAACAAGCCAAACACAGCTACAGATGGAATAACAGTTAATTTTTCAGGTGTTACTGATGTACAAGTTACAAGATACAGTGTATTCAATACAGGAATTACACAATTAGATTACAACACAGAACTTAGATCAATTCAAGAAGTTTATGATTTCATAAACGGATATGGATATTATCTTAATAGTTTAGGATTTACACAACAATGGAGAACAGCTTCTGCTAATTTTGTTACTTGGGCAGTTGGATCAAGTACAACCACTCTTACAATTATTCCAGATGAAACTAAAATTATAGTAAATGATGGAACTGATGGTTACTTTGATAATATCGACAAGAGATATGACGGTGTGTACAACCTAAGTAATCGACAAGGAAATCAGATTATTAGCAATGAATTAATTATTGATAGAAAAAGTATGGAGCCAGAAAGCGAAACTGTATTTCAAGTTAAAAACACTGACACTGAAATTTTTGGTATCAGGCTTTATAAAGTGCAGTTAGAACATGCATTTGTATTTGATAATTTTACAAATTTTGATGATGTTATACATGATTTAAGTATAGGTCAAAATCATACAAGAATAATATGGCAAGGTTCGAGAACCAGAGACTGGAATGGTAAACTTTACTCACCAGGCTATATTGTAAGCAACAATACTGTAATACCAAACTATGATACTACAGCAAAAGAAGTAGATCAATATCTGGGTAGAACAAATACACTAAGCAATAAGCAACTTAGTGATGTGGCTAGATTCAATGCTGGATATAACAAACCAGATTGGAGTGAAAAATTAGATATTGATGAAGATAGTCTATATGAATTTGTCAAAGGTAGTTACAAGTACAAAGGAACAAATCACGCACTTTCCGCCTTTATGCGTAACCAAGGCTTATATGACGGAGAAGCCAGTGCAGAATTATTAGAACAATGGGCTGTTAGAATAGCAGACTTTGGTAATACAGATAAAAGACGTACATTAGAATTTCAGATTACACCTAACTTATTGGTCACAAGTCCACAGCCTGTCAGGATAACTGATGGCGAAAAGTTTGATGTCCTAAGTGATATTGTAATCGATATAGATAACAAAAGTCCATTAAAAGTACATGCAAGCACAGAAGATAACTTTCAAACAAGACCTATAAACACGTTTAAAGATTCAAGTGATGAACTTTTTGCAGGAGATTTTTCAACAAGCGGACTACCATTACTATCAGAAACAGACTACAGAGTAATAAACAAAGAAGATTTTACAAAGTTCCCTAATCAAGAAGAAGAATTAGATGATGTTTATGATCATAGTGGTGACTGGCAAGATATTGGACAATGGAATGCAAAAATAAGTTACAAGTTCAATGAAAAAGTTTTATATCAAGGTAAAACTTGGAGTATGTTAGATGCTGATGGAAGCAGTGGTATAGCAACCGCAAATGATCCTATAGTTGTTACAGGTGCAAATCAATTACCTGTAATTCCAAGTAGTGGTCAAACACTTATAATTGACGGCAATGTAATAACTTTATCCAAGACAGCAAGTAGTGAAACAAGAAATACAATTAGAGTAACAGGTACAGAAAATATTGCCAGTAGTAATGTTGTAGTCCATGGATCTACATTAATTTTAGGCGAAAGCGACAATATTAACACTACCATAACATTTGCAAACAGTGTAACGACAAATACATTTAATGATATTGAAAAAATAGGTACAGTTACTAATCCAACTATACAAGGTAGTGCAAGTGCTACATTAATAATTGATGGTACTACAGTAAACTTCAATGACCAAACATCAAGTTCTACAAATATTACCTCACAACAAGCATATGAAAATGCTTTCAATTCAAGTTGGATTCAAAATCAAAGTCAAATACCTAGTACAGCAAGCACACGAATTGCAAGAATAGAAGCTCTAAGAGCAAGTTATATTACTACTTTCGGTGCTAGTGCTTATGACACTTGGATCAACACCTACTACACAAACTCAGCAGGATTAAATATAAGCCATTTGATAACATTAATTAATCTTGGCGGCGGTACACAAAATGATGCACAGTTCTTACTTGACCAAGACTTAATTGCCATAAACAATATCAAAGGAACTAATTATATTGGAACTAATGTAGCAAACGGCTCACAAGTGGTTGCTCCTGGTGATATTACAGATTCACAGACTGCTTTAAATACAGGAGCATACACGGCAGATATTGCAACTTATCTAACAACAACAGCAAATCAAAGCAGTGCATTTACAACCTCTACAATAGTCAAAGTCCAAAGCAGTTCACTTTTTAAATTTTACACTCTTGCTGATATAATACAAGAAATTAACAATGCTAGTATTAGTAATGTCACAGCAAGTGCAAGTGGCAGTAGACTCAAACTAACAAAAACTACCAATACACCTGAAAATGCATTTTCATTGACTATCAGTATAGGTACTGAAAATGCAAGTGTTGGTTTTAATACCGCTACACAAACAATACAAGCATCATCCACAGCAAATACAACTACACCTAATCTGTCACAGTCACAAGTTATTGATCAGATTAACCAAGCAGGTATAAGTGGTGTTAGTGCCCAAGCAGGTTCATCAAATGCAACACTGTTACAAATTAATTGTACAAAAGCAAATCTGTTTATTGGAAGTGGTACAGCTAATACATCAATTGGTTTACCACAAGGATTAGTTCCAGCGACCACAACTACAGCTACTTCACAAATTGGTCTTAGTATAACTGATATAGTAGAACAAATTAATACAGCTACTATCAGTGGTGTAAGTGCCGTAAATGCTAGTAATAAAGTAAAACTTACTAGTACCAATGCAACACTTGTAATAGGAGCAGGTACCGCCAATACCAATATAGGTTTCACTGCACAAACATATAATGCTACAAAAAGCACAACAAGTGCAGTTTTCAATGCCATAGTAGATGCCAATGGCAATCCAGTGTTTATTCAAGATTCAAATGATCCAAATATTTTTAGTATTTGGGTTGCAGATGACAGTGAATTTGGCAACTATAATCTGGGTTATCAAGTTTATCAAACTATGGATTTTGGCATGTACACTTATGATATATGCGGAGGTATAGAAAGTGCCGACGAAGCAGAAATCAAAGTTAGTAGACAGACTGGTGATGTGCAGGCACATAACTTGTCAGTAGGAGATTTTATTCTTATTAGAGGTAGTAACAGTGTTCCAAATATTGATGGCATACACAAGGTTACAAAAGTTGCCGCAGATAGAACAGACAAATTTTTCATTGATGAATTTATTGAAATAAACGGAAATACAGGAAACATTTACCCACTTAGAAAAATGAGATTTTCTAGCTTTACTGAAATGGAAGCTCTTAGACAAACTCAAATTAACAATGTTTTCAAATATAATTTTGCAGGTATAAGACAAAACCTAACTGGTCGTCCAATCTTTACGTTTGTAGATGATGATGGCACAGGGTCTAGTGCAGTTTATAAATGGGTTGGAAGTTTCAGTGATGCAAACGGAAACATAGGCAGTTGGAGCAAAGTAAGAAGCGGAACAAAACAAGCAAGAAATGACTTGTTGGAAAATATTAAATTATTTGATGCTGAAAAACAAAGCACAATTACACATCTTGAAACATATGATCCAGCCAAAGGAATAATTTTTGGATTTGTAGATAAAGAAATTGACTTTAAAACAACCAATGACATTGCAAACTATAACTTTAATAATATAGATGGAAGTATTGTAAACATTGAAACTTGGGGAAGAGAATATCTTGGCACAAGATGGTGGAATACTAGCACCGCAGTATACCTCGATTATGAACAAAGCACAATAGACTACATGCAAAACAACTGGGGTCGTTTGTTCGACGGTGCAAGCATAGACATTTATGAATGGACAGCAAGTCCAGTGCTTCCAGAAGAATGGGCAAGACTAGTTGATCAAAAGACAATAGTTGATGGTAACGAAGCAAGTGGAGAAGCATTTAGTATTACAATAAATGGACAAATTGTTTACAATTGGACTCAAGAGGATTACTACAATAGTGCAAGTCGACAAACTGAAACAGTGTATTACTTTTGGGTGAAAAACAAAACTAATAGTGTGAGAAACAGTAATTACAATGTATTTCAATTAAGTCAAATTCTACTTAATCCTATAGCATTTAATATTAGTTGGGCCGCACAAGCAGGAAATGATAGTTTACTTTTAGCTAACATCCGAAATTTTGTAAATGAAGATACAGTTGCACAGGTAAATCAAAAAAATGCCGGACTTGCATTGCCAATGCAAGATTGGATAATGCTTGCAGAAAAAGATAAAAACATTACTATTCCAGAATATTTGCATATCAAAGTTAGAGATAGTTTAGCAGGATTTAATAGATTTAGTATAGATGCAACTTATACAACATGGAGTAATTCTACGGTATATGCAAAAGATGATGTAGTCAAAGAAGGTTCTAATTTTTACTTGAGCCTTATAGCAAATAATACAAATAAACAACCAAGCACAGATCTTGCAATGACAAATTGGAGTAGGATATATGACTATAATTTTATAGAAGATACACAAGGTGATGATATTAGCATTTGGAGAGGACAACCTGTTCCTGATTTAAAATTGCACAAATTCAATAGGTACGGACATCAAGTAAGACCTCGACAAAGTCTATACAGAAATTTAAAAGAAGCTAGACAAAACTTTGTTTATACTGTAAACTCTTTGTTAAGTGAAGTAAATGTAATAGACGAAGTTAATAATTGGGAAAATGCATTTACCAGCACTTTTGTAGAAGGCACTGTAACATATCGTATTAAAGATTATGTTAATCTAGTTGATTGGTATCTGGTTGAGAAAGACAGCGATGGTAATATAACTTATCAATTTAATCCAAATACAGTTGCAGATGTAGTTTATTCAACTAAGCAAGATTATATAGATGCAGGAGAACCTGCAGACGGATCATATGTTCTTATAAAATCTACAAGTCCTGGTGCAGATATTGACAGGAAAGAGATGTATTATTTTGTTAATGGAGCAGACAAACTAGTGTACAAAGAAAAAGCAACTGTACAGCTCAGTGAAGAAATGTGGAATCAAGCAAAGTTTGGAAACGGATTTGATGCAATAGGATTTGATGTTACACCATTTGATGCATGTAGTGATAATGCTATTGGTAGATTGATGGATCTATTAAGAACAGAAATTTTTGTTGGCAGACATCATGTTATGTACAATCAACTTTGGTTCAAATTGCTGTTTACAGCAATATTACAAAATACAGCAGATGACTTTGCTTTCAAAACTACATTTGCACATCTTGGAGTCAAAAGACCGTTGTTACTTAATAAAGCAAAATATCAAGATTACAACATAGACAAAGTTGAAAAATATGTCAATGATATTAAACCATTCCATACAAAACTTTTAAGCAGTATGGAAAGCAATACGCATGGTGAATCAACCAATATAGAAATTGAAGACATTGAAAGACATAATGAAATTGTAATAAAATACGAAGATCATTCTGTTAGAGATTGGTCATGTGATATTGTTTTGTTTGGCGGAGGTTTATCAGGTGCTGGAGTTCCTGAAAGTGTAGATTCAAGTACATTTGCAACACAACAAGCGGATTTGACAGATGTTTATGACGGTAATGTTTTTGTACAGCCTGCTTGTGAAGGATGGGGTGAAGAACTTGTACCTACAGACTACACAGAAAATATTAATATACTGGTACAAACTAATAAAAGTGGTCCTGTTACAGTTACCGCAGGTCCAACCTACAGCGTAAACTCTGAGGAAACAAATCCTAGGGGAATTACATTTAATAACAATGGAACAAAGATGTTTATCACTGGCACAACTGGAGATGATGTAAATGAATACACTCTTTCAAATGGATTTGATTTAGCATCTACAGTTACTTTTGTAGACAGTTATGCAGTAACACAATGTCCAAATCCAATGTCAGTAAAATTTAATCCTACTGGTACAAAGATGTTTGTAACTGGTGTAGGAAACAATAATGTTCATGAGTATGCATTATCTGTTGGCTTTGATGTATCAACTGCCAGCTTTACTCAAACACTTGTTACAACTGTTGATAATGATAACTTTGGACTTGATTTCAAAGACGATGGTACTAAAATGTATCTCACAGGAGATTCAAATAATAGCATATATGAATTCGATTTATCCAGTGCATATGATATTT